TTCATGTGTGAAGAAGGGTTTTGTGGTTTATGAATAGTGAAATAATAGAACTAATAAAAGAGAGGCTAGACAAAGGCCAAAAAGAATATGGTGGTGATTTAGATCCTGAAGATGGCAGAGACTGGACACTTGAGGCACTTGAGGAAATCCTGGATGGGATGGTGTACCTAGCAGCATCAATAATAAAATTAAGAAAAAAACTGGTTCAGGGAGAAACAAGAAAGGGTATTCAAAATGACTTACAATGCTAGAAAAATTGATTCAGAAGAGGATTTTGCATATAGAAATACAAACAGGATTGATATAGGCCAAATAAAAGCAATAGAATTTTTAAAATCTAAAAATATTTTTTTTGTCGAGCTAGGCTTTGGCCCTACTAATGATAATAATATTAGTGCAGCTAACTGGTTTAAAATTCCACCATTTTTAAGAAACACTCCTGATCTATTTTTCATAAAAAACAAATGGGCCTTTATGGAAGTGAAGGGGTGCAGAGATTCTGTGAAAATTAAATTTGATGATTATCTTAATTATTTAAAATGGAATGAAATAGCAAAGCTCTGGTTTTTTGTATATTCAACAATACAAAAATCTGCTTATATATTTACTATAAAGGAATTAGACATGTTATATAAAAAAGCTGATCATGGAATTTATAAAGATAACAAAAAGAGATATTTTGAAATACATACTAAAAACCTAACCAAATATAGGAGAGTAATATGAAAGAGTCTATTGAGTACCTAACCTGGGAATTCTTCACATCAACAGAAACAAATGCCTGGTTTCTTATGATGATGGTATTCTCAATCACTTGTATCACTTTTATAATAACTAACATGAATATCAGAACTGGAATCAATGAGATAAAAGAACATTTCGGAATTGAAGAAGAAAAAGAATCAATAATTGAAAAGATTAAAAGATGGATTGATTATATAAGATACCGATAAAACCCTAATCCACATACCGAGGTTTTAATGGATAAAATATATGAATTTGAAGAATCTGAGGAACTTGCTAGAAAAGCCAAGAATAGATTAATAGTAACTAAAGTAGCAGTAGAATATCTATTTATCAAAGATGAATATGATAAAGATGAAATGAGCTTTGTTAAGGCTATTGAGAAAACTTGGCAGTATTTATCAACCCCCCAGAAATATGTACTATTTATGAGAACTGTCCAGGGCTTAACCTTCTCAAGTATAGCAAAAACAGAGGGTTACTCAACACAAAATGCCCACAAATTGTTTGAAAGAGCCTGTAAGGTGATCCGAGAAAACATGTAATTAGGTTGATTTTGCCCCTATATATATAGAGGGGGCTGCTACCTCACTCGCAAAGAACAGATGATTGTTTTGATTGAAGTATGGGCGATAGACAGGAAGTGCAGTTTAGGTTTGTAGCTACAACCTTTAATTATATGGCAGATATTAATATAAAATATTATAAAGCTGATGATCTTATAATGGCAGAGTATAATCCTCGCCAATTAACTAAAGATCAACATAGCCAACTAAAAGACAGCCTCACAAGGTTCGGATTAGTTGATCCCCTGATTGTTAATAAGCATAAAGATAGAAAAAATATTTTAGTGGGTGGTCATCAAAGGTTAAAGATAGCCAAAGAGATGGGAATGAATAAGATCCCATGTGTTGAGGTTAGTTTGCCACTAGATCAAGAAAAAGAATTAAACATCAGGCTCAATAAAAATGTAGGTGAATGGGATTATGATTCCCTGGCTAATTATTTTGATGTAGGGGAACTAATGGAATGGGGATTTAGTGATGATGATTTGCAGTTCTATGAAGAAGAAATTGAAGAAATTATCCCTGAAAATATAGATAAAGATATTGGTGATATTAAAATTCTGAATTTATATGCTGGTATCGGTGGTAATAGAAAGCTCTGGGGTGATTTAGATATTACAGCAGTTGAATATAATCCAGAAATAGCAGAAGTCTACAAAGATCATTTCCCAAATGATAAATTAATAATTGCTGATGCACACAGATATCTTGAAGAACATTTTTTAAAGTATGATTTTATCTGGAGTTCACCACCCTGCCCAAGTCATTCAAGAATGAGAAAACAGATTGCAGTTGGTTCAGGTTCTAAGCCAATATATCCTGATATGAAACTATATGAAGAAATTTTATTACTACAGGGATATTTTGAAGGGAAATGGATTGTTGAAAATGTAAAAAGTTGGTATGATCCATTAATTGAGCCAAAAGAATTAGGTAGGCATTATTATTGGTCAAATTTCGATATAACTAAAAAGAGTTTTCCAGAAAATAATGAAATAGGAGCTATTGATAAATTCGATATACAAAAACATCAAAAGAAATTTGGTTATAATTTAGATAAATATAAATTTTCATCTAATTACCCAAAAGATAAGATTTTAAGAAATATGGTTCATCCAAAAGCAGGGGAATATATACTGAAACAGGCCTATAAGAAAGCAGAAAGAATTGAGGCAGCTAATGCCTGATAAACAGGGTAGGAACAGGGTAAATGGTCAATTCAAACCAGGACATTCAGGGAATCCTAATGGTAGGCCACCTAAGGCCAGGTGCATTCCAGACATATTACAAAAGATTGGTGAAGAAGAGGGAACAATAGATGGGATGGATAAACTAGAGGTGGTGATGAGAAAGGTTTTTCAATATGCTTTAGAGGGGAAAAGCTGGGCAGTTGAATTTATAGCCAATAGAACCGAGGGCAAGGCAAAGGAATATGTGGAGACTAAAGTTATTAAGGATGAATTAATTGTATCTTGAGAACATTCAGGATAGAGAAAAAAAAGATGCTGCCTCATCAACAGAAGTGGTGGGATTTGGATACATTCTACAAGCTCCTGATCGGTGGCTATGGATCAGGGAAAACATACATCGGAGCATTGAGATCAATATATCTAAGCTATTTAAATCAACCTGTTCCTGGAATGTATGTAAGCCCTTCACATGGCTTGTCTCAGAAAACAATAGTAATAACTCTTAAAGAGATTATGAATAGGACAGGATTAGATTATACTTACAACCAGATGAAGGGGGAGTTCATTATTCACAACTGGGATGGCCATATCTGGCTAGGTTCTGGAGATAAACCTGAATCACTTAGAGGGCCAAATTTATCCTGGGGAGCAATAGATGAACCATTTATTCAGAAAAAAGATGTATTTGATCAAATAGTTGCAAGGGTGAGGCATCCTGAATCAGAACAATCTGAGATCTTTTTAACTGGTACACCAGAGCAGATGAACTGGGGTTATGAGCTTACTAACAGAACTGATATAGATATGGGAGTTGTTATTGGATCTACTTTAGATAATAAGCATCTGCCTCAAGAATATAAAGATAATCTTTTAACCACTTATTCTAAAGAACAGATTGATGCCTATGTTCATGGGAAGTTTGTAAACTTAACTCAGGGCAGAGTCTATTCTGAATTTGACAGGGATAAGCATCTGGTAAACAGGAATGATCTTGATAGCTTACCTGTAATTCTTATGATGGATTTTAATGTGGATTATGCCTCTGCTTTAGCTTGTTACTTTTCAGGATCTTGGGTTCATGTATTTAAAGAATATAGAATGATGAATGCTACAACCTATGACATGGCTGAACTTATGATGCAAGATTTCCCAGGTGCAGATATATATGTTGATAGTTCTGGGAAAGCTAGAAGATCATCAGCTACTAAATCTGATCATGATATTCTCAGGATGAATGGCTTTAATGTTAAAAGCCCCAGGAGTAATCCACCTGTGAGGGAGAGAGTGAATTGTGTTAATAAGTTAATCAGAGATGGGAATTTCTCTGTTGAAAACTGCCCTAATCTTGTAATGGATTTAGAGCAGAATGTATGGAGAGGATTTGATATAGATAAGAGAGATCCAAAGCAAACACATCTCACAGATAGTTTAGGCTATATGGCCTCATATTTATTTCCAATAAAGAAAAAAGAAATGCTGATCCAACAATGGTAGCATTTATTACAGGTTTTATAATTGGCATGGTTTCCCTTTCTGTTGGACTCCACTACTATGGAAAGTACCTAGACAGGAAACACACACAGCACCTTTCCATTATTTCTGATATAAGGATGTCCAACACCCATGCCATCAGTTAAGGATAGTTATGGAATTTCATGATAAAATAATGCTGCCTGATTTGGGGAGACAGGCTGTAATTGATTCAGTTAGAAGAGCAGAAGATATAATGATGAAAAAAGAAGTTGCTGAAAAGAATGTGGCTC